GATGGTTGTATTTGGGAAATCAATCCAGCTGCATTATCTAAAATAGAACTAATATCAACGGAAGATCCCATAGTAGCCGTTGTTGATGCCGTTGGAGTATATTTCATCGCGGCATCGGATGGTTGTATTTGGGAAATCAATCCAGCTGCATTATCTAAAATAGAACTAATATCAACGGAAGATCCCATAGTAGCCGTTGTTGATGCCGTTGGAGTATATTTCATCGCGGCATCGGATGGTTGTATTTGGGAAATCAATCCAGCTGCATTATCTAAAATAGAACTAATATCAACGGAAGATCCCATAGTAGCCGATGTTGATGCCATTGGAGTATATTTCATCGCGGCATCATATGGTTGTATTTGGGAAATCAATTCGTTAGCATTATCTAAAATAGAACTAATATCAACAGAAGATCCCATAGTAGCCGATGTTGATGCCGTTGGAGTATATTTTATAGATGCAGCAGCAGCAGATGGTTGTATTTGGGAAATCAATCCAGCTGCATTATCTAAAATAGAACTAATATCAACGGAAGATCCCATAGTAGCCGTTGTTGATGCCGTTGGAGTATATTTCATCGCGGCATCAGATGGTTGTATTTGGGAAATCAATCCAGCTGCATTATCTAAAATAGAACTAATATCAACGGAAGATCCCATAGTAGCCGTTGTTGATGCCGTTGGAGTATATTTCATCGCGGCATCGGATGGTTGTATTTGGGAAATCAATCCAGTTGCATTATCTAAAATAGAACTAATATCAACAGAAGATCCCATAGTAGCCGCAGTTGATGCCGTTGGAGTATATTTCATCGCGGCTACATCGGGATCGGATGGTTGTATTTGGGAAATCAATCCAGCTGCATTATCCAAAATAGAACTAATATCAACGGAAGATCCCATAGTAGCCGCAGTTGATCCCGTTGGAGTATATTTCATCGCGGCTGCAGCGGGATCAGATGGTTGTATTTGGGAAATCAATTCAGTTGCATTATCTAAAATAGAACTAATATCAACGGAAGATCCCATAGTAGCCGCAGTTGATCCCGTTGGAGTATATTTCATCGCGGCTACATCGGGATCGGATGGTTGTATTTGGGAAATCAATCCAGTTGCGTTATCTAAAATAGAACTAATATCAACGGAAGATCCCATAGTAGCCGCGGTTGATGCCGTTGGAGTATATTTCATCGCGGCTACATCGGGATCGGATGGTTGTATTTGGGAAATCAATCCAGTTGCATTATCCAAAATAGAACTAATATCAACGGAAGATCCCATAGTAGCCGTTGTTGATGCCGTTGGAGTATATTTCATCGCGGCTACATCCGGATCGGATGGTTGTATTTGGGAAATCAATTCGTTAGCATTATCTAAAATGGAACTTACATCTGATGGATTTCTCATAATAACATTTATTGATTGTGATTGAATGTCATTTATCTTTTTTTTTAGTAATGATTTTAAAAATTTAAGTGGAGTTAGCTCACTAACATTATATATATCTGACATGAATTATTATAATTTATATTATTAATATACTATAGTATAATACAAATTGCGAACTAAATTATAAATATGGAATATAGCTAAACATATTATTTTCATAAATAGTAGCCTTAAATGTATTTCCATATCCCTCAACGTAAACCATATCTCCATTCATTATTTCATTACACCCATATTCAGATGTGCAACTTTTACCATTAACACTTACTGGTAATTTCGTATTCAAATTTCCGCTATTTGAAATAGTATAATATTGCCATTTATCACGACCGCTCATATGTCTACGTCCCATTAAAGGTAAAATTAAATCATCTCTTGCACCGCCAGTTGTTTTTGTTAAAATACCAATTTGTGAATATTGTGTATGTAATCCGCGTGTCTCGATATTCACCGGAACTTGTATTGGTGGAGGTACGCCGCGAATATCACTCGAATCACTCGGAAAATATAACCCATCTGACTTTAATGGTGGCATATAAGGATTTGTCAAAACATCCCCTCTTGTAGCAATACCTCCTAAACTGATAGGAGGAGATACGACTACAATTTTCGGCGATTCTTTTACATAATCATGTTTTCTATGTTCCATATGCATATTTGGTTTAATTATCAAGTTATAGTAAATATAAATGATTAATACTATGACTATTAATAAAACAAATAACGTCATATTTTCAATACATACCACACCAGGAATACATTTTTTACCCATAGCTATAAAATATACGTGGATTTTATAGCTACAGTAAATATTATAGAAAACCCTAAAACAATCCTGTAAATAAACTAAATGGATTCAAATCGACCTTTAAATCTATATTCCATTTTGGAAATGGTCCAGGATTGCATTTATAACAACGCTTCAATATATCGTCTGAGTAATGTATTATATGGATACCAGTTAAATCAAAAAACGCACAGTCGGCTGCTTGTATTTTGTCCCAAGTATATTTTTCCCATTTTTGAATACCAAGTATCCATACTAAAAATCGTATAGGTAAATACAACGTTTGTCCTATAATTTCTAATAGATACCAAAAGAAACATTGCCTAAAATTCATAAACATTTCTAACCCGCATGTTATATTCTTAAAAGACCATGTGAATACTGAACCGAAAAATGCAAACACCATAAAAACTTTTTTGAAAATACTAAACACGCGAGTAATTGTGCTGATTGTAGTTCTCGAACTTTTCTTATGTCTCATTTCAGCTTTAGATTCAAGCATAGCAGTATTTTTTGTAGCCGTAGCTTGTGCAGACGCTGCATTTTTCGTGGCAGTAGCTTGTGCGGTTGCCGCATTTTTCATAGCAATTGCTTTTGATGCTGCTGCATTTTTCATAGCAATTGCTTTTGATGCTGCTGCATTTTTCATGGCAGTAGCTTGCGATTTAGCAGCAATTGCAGCGGTTTGTGCTTTTGCTGCTGCTGCTCTTGCCATTGTAATTGCATTTGTTTTAAATGAATTCACCGTACCTTTAAGGTTTGTAGCCATAAAGTTTAATTGACTCCTAGCATCTTGAACTTGATCTGTAAGCATATTTGGCACGATTACATCAGGCGGTATTGTGAAAGGAGGAATGCCTTCACGAATTGGTTTTTCTTTGAACAAAAAGTACACAAAAAATGTAATAATAATAATACCTAAAATAGATACAAAAGTTTTGTATTCCAAAGATAATTTATTCATTATAAATATTATGATAATCTACTATAATATCATAATATAATTTTTGTATTTTATATCTTTATTTACCACTAACTTTACTTTCAATGTTCTCAAATTGACTCATAAATTTTTCAGCTTGAGTTAACATTGGTTCTAATGTTTTCATGTTTTCCATTAGTTTCTTTTGGGTTGATATTAATTGTGCAGTTTGGTCTCCTAAAACGTCTAAACCTTCAACTGGAGATGAACTTAGACTTGTCGCTGTTTTTGCTTTTAAATCAAATGATTCAGTTGTTTTTGGTTTTTTATTTTCAAGACTTTCTACCGGTTTTTCTTTTTCTTCTGCATTTTCAAGACTTTCTACAGGTTTTTCTTTATCTTCTTCTTCTTCTGCATTTTCAAGACTTTCTACAGGTTTTTCTTTATCTTCTTCTTCTTCTGCGTTTTCAAGACCTTCGCTTAAACGAATTCCGCTACCAGATCTTAAAACATTTGTAGCTACAATTGCGACAACTAAAATTACCATCATATTTTTACTAAAAAAAGATGTTAAATAACCAACTAATAAGAAAATTAGAATAAAAATATATTCGCGACCTACAGATAAAACAAGTAAGTCAGCTGCTGCTAAAAATAATACAAAATACATTACATAGCAATTATGTAATAATGCACCATAGTTCAATTTTAAAAAAGTCTTTTGTGCAGACTTTAACATATTTCCAACCTTTGTCTTTGCCATGATTTTATTTATAGATTATAATCATATTTTATTACAACTAAAGTATCATAAATAATACCGTATAATATAAATCGCAAAAAAAAATATAATATATTCACAAACAAACCATTTATCCAGTATCTACTAAATATTTTTTATAAATCAGTTAAACGCATATATTATAATATAACTATCAAAAAGAAAATCTAGTATATTTTCTATACTATCTAGGAAAAATGTCAACCTCTGCAGAAGAACCAATTCTACGCGAATCAAATGATAGATACACCATGTTCCCTATACAATATAATGATGTTTATGAAATGTATAAGCGTCAAGTCGATTGTTTTTGGCGTCCAGAGGAAGTTGATCTTTCTCGAGATTTAAATGACTGGGCAAGCCTAAATGATGATGAAAAACATTTCATTAGTATGACACTCGCATTTTTTGCTGCGTCAGATGGAATTGTTATGGAGAATTTAAATGTTAACTTTGGTAATGAAGTTCAAATCGCAGAGGCCCGTGCATTTTATAGTTTTCAAAGTGCAATGGAATCAATTCATTCTGATATGTATTCCATTTTAATCGAGACTTATATCAAAAATCCAGAAGAAAAAATGAAGTTATTTAAATCATTAGAATATTTTCCATGTATTCAAAAAAAAGCAGCATGGGCTCAAAAATGGATGGGTGATAAACGTTCTTCATTTGCATCAAGGTTGATAGCATTTGCTTGTGTAGAAGGTATATTTTTTAGTAGTAGTTTTGCATCGATTTATTGGATTAAAAAACGAGGATTAATGCCAGGATTAACTCTATCCAATGAATTTATTTCTAGAGATGAAGCATTGCATACAGAATTTGCCATTTTACTTTATAGTAAATTAAATAAAAAAGTCAATAAGAAACGTGTAATGGAAATTATTAAAGAAGCTACCGAAATCGAAAAAGAATTTATTACAGACGCTTTACCATGTAGGCTGATCGGAATGAACGCTAAACTAATGACACAATACATTGAATTTGTAGCTGACCGTCTTTCTGTTCAACTTGGATACGATAAGATATATAGTTCGGGAAATCCATTTGATTTTATGGAATTAATTAGTGTAGAGACAAAAACCAATTTTTTTGAAAGAACCAATTCTGAATATGCCATGTCGAATTGCAAAAAAGACGATAAAATTTTCGATTTCAATGTTGATTTTTAGTATAATTACAAAAATTGATTGAATAATATTTTTTTATATAAATATATTATTCAAAATAGCCTATAAAATGCAAATCAAAGTGCTTGTCGATATAATTGAATATGAAGATTTACAAAAGATTTTAGAATATTATAATTCAAATAAATCAATTGATGAAGAACCATTAGAAGTATTAGATCGATGTGAAGGTGGATTCAAACTTGCAATTCCTTACATGAAAGATATATAATGTGCGATGCGAATCGAAAAATAAAACAATTACGATGGAGTAAAAAATATTTAGTTCCAGAAACATACATAAATTTTACAGAAAAAGAACAAAAATTATTATATGATTCATTAATTTATGCATTAGGTAATGAGAATGTAATATTAGTGTAATAAATTATCGGTGTCGTCGTCGAGCCTTTCTTTTACTAGTTTTTCTTTTTTATTTGATAGTTTTTTATAAGTACGTTTTTTCTTCCCACCTTTATTTTCTTCTGCATCATCTCCAAAAATTGAAATAAATAATATAAACTGTATTGATTATATTATTATTACAGTGATAAATGCCAAACTGGTGTTATAACTCAACTATATTAACATGTCCATCTAAAGACGTATATGATAAATTATTAGACGCAATAAAAAATAACAAATGGTTTCAAAGTTTCGCACCACTAAATTCAGAAGAAGATTCCGAAGATGGATGGGACTATAAATCTGCCGTAGCTATATGGCATACTAAATGGCCTCCGCATGATTTAGAGATTGGAAACGAAGATGATACTAATTATGTAATCGAATTGTCATTTGATACTGCTTGGAGCCCACCAACTGGAGTATATAGCATAATGAACAAAAACTTTTCGATTGAAACCACATCTTATTATTATGAATTAGGATGTGAATTTTTCGGAAGATGTATATATGCAGGTGAAGGTGAGATGGATGAAGTATTTGACATGCCATCCAATAAAGAAGAATTAGCAGAATTACAAAAAAAAATTGATAGTGAATTAAACGATTTCATGTCATCTACATGGGAATCTCTGGAAGAACAATGGGAACAGGAGGATGCAGATGAGGACGTAGATGAGGACGTAGATGAGGACGTAGATGAGGACGTAGATGAGGACGTAGATGAGGACGTAGATACAAACACCGAATAGATTTTATAATTCTATAGGAATTTCATAAATCTTTTTAATATAATTTTCAGCATTTTTTGATACTTTTTCTAATGCAAAATCATGATATTTAATTATTTTTGTTAAATGAAACAAAGTAGCTGTTTCAATACGTGAATCAATATCCTCCTTTGTAATTCTTGGAGATGTATCAACTGGTATTTTAAATCCAGGAATATTCAAAATTTCTTTTTTAGCTGCATCTAATTTTAATTCTTTTACTTTATCTGATAAATCTTTCTTTATGTTTTTGTCAGGATTCTTAACCTTATCAGATGCTCGCTGAAAACTATTTGCTAATTCCATATTACGGTCGCCTCTACCTCTCCTGTAATTTATTTCTCTTTGTAAATTATTCTTATATGAAGAAAATACTGAAGATAGAACTTTTTTAACTATATTCTTATTCATACTATCTTGAAGTCGTTTAGCGCCTTCATACCAGCTATTTGCTTCATTTCTGTAATTTTGTGAAATTTGTCTTAAATGAATCTTGTGTCGCTCTATACGGTCAATATTATCCACTCTTTCTTGGTACTTTTTTGAATTATTTAAAATTTTACTAACATCTGTCTCAGGTTGATCCATTATTGGACGGGCTGGATAATTCATTATTTTTGTTAAATCATCTTTCATTGGTTTTATCAAAGAACCGTCCATTAATTGTTGCAATGTTTTACTAGGAACATATTCATTTTTTGTTAAAATTATCAATTCCTTGTCTTGTTTATATAGAATTGGATAAAGTCTTTTAATATTATCTAAAATACTGTTTTTAGGATTCATTTTAACTTCAATCGGTTTGTATGTAGGGTCATAAATAGTCATTGCTTTTTCATGTTTTTGAACGTTCGAATAAATTTCAAATAGAATTATCATTTTATCTGAATCCGAAGTTTGTCTAATATCCTTAACCATTTCGGGCATAGGATTCAGGTAATCAACAAACCCTTCTTTTGTTTTTGCGGCCGAACTTCCCATAGAAAAAATTATGATTATTACTAATAATAATATTATAATAGTGTTGAACATACTACTATATCTACTATATCTATACAAATTTTTTGTATAGTAATATGCATATAAAGGTTTATCTATATATAACAATAGTCTGTCCTTTACATAAATAAAATAGATGTGTGGTATATTTGCATTACTAAATAATGAAAATTGTATTCCAGACGATTTGATTGAACGACAATTTGAAAAAGGCAAAAATAGAGGCCCCGAATTATCTACATTACAGAACGTATCATTAAAAACAAAATTTGGATTTCATCGATTAGCGATTAACGGTCTAAATACAGAATCAAATCAACCTATAAAAGTAAATAATATAACTCTCATCTGTAATGGAGAGATTTATAATTATAAAGAATTATATGGTTTATTACCAGATATAACACCGAAAACAGACTCCGATTGTGAAATTATAATTCATTTATATGAAAAATTTGGAATAGAATATGCATTGAAAATACTCGATGGTGTATTTGCATTTGTATTATTGGATGATAATTGTAATTCGAGAGAATCTAAATTATTTGTAGCAAGAGATCCATATGGTGTAAGACCATTATATTTTTTGAAGAATAAATTATTTGGAATGCAAAACACAAATGAAAATATATTGGGATTTGCATCAGAGTTGAAGGTATTGTCTGGATTATGTAATAACACCATAAAAATAGAAAATGCATATGATATTCTTCAATTCAACCCAGGAACATATAGTGAATATTATTTTACTCATAAAGTATTATCTTATTGGAAACCATTAAAAGAAAATGTGAAATATGATTCGACTGGATTCACTGAATTAATTAGTTTTAACAACAAACAAAATCATACCAATGAATTAAACGATATCCTAAAAAACATTCAAAAATATTTTCGATTGGCTGTTCAAAAACGTTGTTGCAATACTGAACGTCCTATTGCATGTTTATTATCAGGAGGATTGGATAGCAGTTTAGTCGCCGCTCTGGTATGTGAATTTCATAAAAAGAACAATTTACCCATGATAGAGACATACAGTATAGGATTGGCCGATTCAGAAGATTTAAAATATGCGAAAATAGTTGCAGAACATTTGGGAACAATTCATACAGAAATCATATTGACTGAAGATTTTTTTTTAAGTTCTATACCTGAAGTAATATGTGCAATTGAAAGCTATGATACGACAAGCGTTCGTGCAAGTATTGGTAATTATTTATTAGGTAAATATATTTCTCAAAACAGCAAAGCCAAAGTAATTTTTAATGGCGACGGGTCAGATGAATTGATTGGAGGATATTTGTATATGAATTCTGCACCAAATGCAATTGAATTTGATAAAGAATGTCGCCGTTTATTAGATAATATATATGCATTCGACGTTTTGCGTTCTGATAAATGCATCTCATCTCATGGTTTAGAACCAAGAACGCCTTTTTTGGATAGGGCTTGGACACAATATTATTTGTCTATTCCACCACAATATCGATATCATTCTGGTGATTTTTTTAGACACCCATGTAAAAACATGGAAAAATTCTTATTGCGGTTGGCATTTTCATATGAAAATAATGAAAACACACATTTATTACCTGAAAAAGTATTATGGAGAACAAAAGAAGCATTTAGTGATGGCGTAAGTGGTGAAAATAAGTCATTATACACGATTATTCAAGAACATATTGATACAAAGGTAGATAATTTTAAAGAGTTAAAATTAAAATACAATGCGATGAAGGAAAAAATCGATTGTATAAATGCACCAACCACATCGGAACAAATATATTATCGTATGCTATTTGAAGAATACTATCCTGGGTATGCAAATATAGTTCCCTATTTTTGGATGCCAAAATATGTTAAGGCTACAGACCCAAGTGCTAGAACTTTAGAAATATATAAAGATAAGGATAAGATGACGTAAAATATAATATTATAAAATATACTTGAATATTATATTATTATAAAAATATGTCTATTATACCAGATAACCCTGATAGTTATATAAAGAATCCAATTGAAATGGGTATTACAGGTAAAGGTGATGATACATCAATTGATGCGACATTATCTGCACTCAAACAATATAACAATGCTTTATATTCTGGTAAAACGAGTGCTTTAAAAATAGATACTAATGGAGAACCATTAGGTAATCGTTATTTTGCAAAAGTAGATGGTGTTTATAATGAGGACGGCGAAAAAACAGATAGATATGTATCCGTAGATAATATGAAATATGCGAAAGATGTAGATCGCAGACTTAATTTACAAAATACGGGATTATTGTATTCAGCAAAAGCTACAGTTGATAGTATTAATCCATATTCTTTATTAGACAGTGATAAAATGGTAGAAGTAGAAATGAAGAGTAATGCAGATGGAGATACTGTTCGCCAAACAATTGGTATAGGTGATTATAAGAAAATGGATTGTACTGCTTTTCCAAATCGTTGTAAAACGTATAAAGGAAAAAGTGGATGCGAACCTTGTTTTGTTAAAGAAACAGTTAAAGAAAATATGCATGACATGACGAAACCTAAAACTGAACATAAACCTTACGATAAAACATGCGACGATATGAATAAAAAATTGTATTATCACGATATTGGAATATCACGATCATATCCATTATATTTATATGATATTAACGATATCCAAGATAATGACAATAATTATTCAGATAAAGATTATGTTGTAGATAAAGAATCCGAGAACGATGAAAAAAAAACCAATATAAATCAATCTGTTTTAACGGTTTACTTAGGCGGATTAACTGTAGTAGGTTTATATATCGTTTATCGTTTTTTGAATAAACATAAATAAATATTTACATACATTTTGTGATAAATATTTATATTTGTACTTCTTATATTCTGTATCTTTTATAAATTTCCAGTGCGACTAATCCACCAAAAACTTGTGATAGAATATATGGAATTAAATCATATGCGGGAATTTTATTCAATGAAGCCATTACGACTGATACTGCTGGATTGAAATGTCCTCCAGATATATTTGAAGCCAATAATATAACTAATGCCAATGATGCACCAATTGCTAAAGGATTGCCTGTAGCTAAAAATACATAAACAAAAAATGCGGTTCCTACAAATTCAACTAAATATTTATTCATTTTATTATATATATTTATATATGATAAAAATTAATAACGTCTTACATGCATTAATGGAACATAATCGGCATTATTACGATTACCGCCATTTTTCAAATCGTTATAATTTTGATTCATTGCACGTTGCTTTCTGTATCTAATATAGTCAGATGAATCTGGTACAAAACGAGTGTTGCAAATAGATGCAGGAACACCTGTTGCATCACACTGTTGAGGGATAGAACCGATTGATTGTCCACGACCGGGTTTATCCCGATTAACTTGATTTGAACCACCACAAGAATAATTTTGTCTGTTTAAAAAATCACCTAAATTATTAACGGCACGAAATTCGCCAATGGCTCTTTTATTGCCATTGTAAGTTCCAGTTGCATATGGGGTATTCCAAGCACTGCGTAAAATTCTGCGAGTCATCGCTTGCTCGGAGCTCTTAAAATTAGTAACTGTTTGTTTTGCTGAAAATCCATTATATGGTCCTCCTAACTTTGTTTCTACAGTTTGTGAACTAATTGGCGCAATTATTGACGTCATTATATATACTATATACTATTATAAGGATATTTTTCTCAGGAATTTACTACAATTAGTAAAATATTCACTTTTGGATATAATATAACTATTATGTATATGGATAGATCGCTAATACCAAAAAAAATACGACCACCTAATCGGCTGGGTCATTTATTTACTAGAAGACGTTGGAATAAATTAAGAGATGTCGTGAAAAATAAAATGTATAAAAATAACGAAAATTCATTCAATAATATAATACAAGAAGCTAAGGTAAATGAAATAAACAATGCAACATATGTTCCTAGTGAAGATGTTCGCTATTATACGAATGAACTTGTACCTTTAACAAATGCTACTATATTTAATCCTTCACAAAATATTGATAACTATGGGTATAATGAAAATATAAATTTAGGAGAACCTCTAAAAATAGGAAAAGTTGAAGGAGATATAAAAAATACGTTCTTATCGCGTATAGAATCAAGTATTATGAGAAGACCCCAATTACCACCAATTGAATCAATCCCAGTTGAACTTTCTCCTGAAAGGCGTATTACTAATAAGAAACGAGCTGGTTCTAAATTAAACCAAAAAATATCATCTAAAAGAAAAAATAAACACATTCGAAAAACATACAAAAAGAAAACGTATAAAATATAAAATCCAAATAAAATCCAAATAAAATCCAAAGTTATACATATGGACGACATTGAACCGAATGAAGATACAAATATGATTCAAAAAACAACGAATCAACATGTGGATAAACTTACTTTGGAGTTTTTAACAAACAAAAGCCAATATAATAAATATTTATCTAAATCTGATCCGAAGAAATACGAAGAACATATGGATCATTATCGAAAAATAAATAAATACAAAGACCAAATCATGCAAATTACGAATGATTATTGCAATAATCCGAATACGCAAATTACAACCCATTTAGATGATATGTTCAATGATTATGTAAGAAGTTGTATTCAATATTTCGAAATGAAAGAATTGGAAAATATCGATCATGATTCTTCCAATGCCGCGGACGAAGATACATTATTTTTGAATATAGATGACAACCATCATAATAAAGAACCTACCAAATCATTTTGGGGTAAGGGTGCGAAAAAAACGAATTATATGAATTCTGACTTGAGAGCTTTTTCTGGAAAAAGATGAAAAACGCGGTTGTCTTGAGAATAATGTAGAAAAATTGAAATGAATAAAAATACAAATAATTATAGGTATAAAGTACTATTATTATACAAGATGCAAACAAGATCCGGAAAAGTTTATAGATACAACGTTTCTCGTCCTACTTTGGAAAAGGTAGAACCAAGAGTCGAACCAAGAGTCGAACCAAGAGTCGAACCAAGAGTCGAACCAAAACTAAATAGAAGCACAAGTACTCTTCTAACAAGAGTTCCATCGGGTCTAACAAGAGTTCCATCGGGATTTATTACTCCAACCCGAATCTCTGATGAGCTTGCCAAGTTCTTAAAGGTGCCAGTTGGAACTCAACTTACTCGTGTTGATGTAAGTAAATTAATTAATGGATATATTACGGTTAACAAACTTCAAGATAGTAAAAACGGCCGCATAATCAATCCCGACGCAAAGCTTCGTAAGCTTCTTAGAATACCCCCTACCGATGAACTTACCTACTTCAATATGCAAAAGTACTTGAAACCTCATTTCATACGCGATTAAATTCTACTATATAAAAATTTTATACAAAATAACCAAAAAACATAAAAAGTAAAAAAAATATATCAAAAACTTAGAAAAATTGAAATATTTTTTAATGAATAACATGAATACAATTAACGAATAATACAACAATATGAATACTAACACCAACATTCCAGATACTAAACCGCTAACACGCAAACAAAAAAAACGGCGAAGATATAGACAATATTTAAAACAGAAGAAATTAGAAAAAAAATATGGTTTTGTATATGATGATTTCGATGAAGATCCTTACTATGATGATAATCCATTATCTAGATTAGTTGCACAAATCTATGCTGAAATAAATAGCGAAACACATAAACAAAAAATATATGATGAACTAGATAAATTTATCTCAGAAAACGAACCAGCAGAGAACATACGACATTTCGATATTTCAGATAGAGTTTACTGTGACGGTAAAAAAATGTATAACGAAATGAAGAATCACCCTAACAACCCATCCCCAAAATATGAAATTTTCGGGTCAAATGGTGGTGGTTATACTTGTTTCGACTTATATAAATCGAAAGACAAAAAAATGTATATAATTAAGGTGAATGTTCAAACCCCTACCGATTATATAAAAATAGAAGATGATACCATATTTGGTTAAAACCAAAGTTGAATAAAAACAAGAATATGTATATATTGAGAACTTTGTATATATTGTATTTTTTTATGTTCTCGGTTTTAGTAATATATTATAAAACAAATTTTATATTATGTATATATATACTGTAATATAAAATGTATTCATTTTTTGGAAACAATAAAAAAACGAAATATAATAAAAAAACAAAAAATCAAAAAAAAAATAATAAAACTAGAAAAATAAACAAAATGAATTGTAGTCCAGTAGTCGAAGGGAAAACGATTCGTTCAGATAGTTGTCTAACACCTGAAATTTTATATAAAATAAAACGCGCATATAATAACGATCATTTATCCGAACAAATTACAACTACAAACCCGTATGAAATTTGGGTAGAACTAAAAAATAGATTAACGCTTTGCGATAAAGAAGATTGCTGGTTAAAGCAAATCGACGATATTGAAATGCGTGAAAATATTTATGCACATATTTTTGCGCCAAAACAACCTCCTGAATGGAAAAAAGATAACAATGCTTGGCTTACCAATTTTGATATTATGGATGTTCTCGAACAATATGAAGAAAAGTATATAGATTTTAAATTGATCGGAACAACGTTTATTGACTTTGATTCTAAAATGAAAAATGTAAACCGTTGTGTAGAAGAAGAATTATGCAAATTTTCATTAAAAGAACATATTGATAATAAAATTACAAAAATAGGAATTGTATTTAATTTAGATGAACATACACAAAATGGTTCTCATTGGGTATCCATGTTTATTGATATTAAAGATAAAATTATTTTTTATTTTGACAGTGCTGCCAATAAAACCCCTATAGAAATGAAACGTTTAGTAAATCGTGTTATGGAACAAGGAAAAAATTTAAAGAAACCAATTTATTTTAAATATTATGAAAATTACCCAGTAGAACATCAAAAGGGAAATACCGAATGTGGGATGTATAGTTTATTTTTCACAATAACAATGCTTACTGGAAAAACGGATGATATTAAGTTTAAAAACACGAAAGAGAAAATCGATTTTTTCAAAAAACATAGAATACCTGATAAATACGTTGAAGAATTAAGGAGTCGTTATTTTAATCCTTAATTTCATGATATTTACAAAGAAATAAATAATATATAAAGAAATAATTAATATATTAATTAAAAATCATGGATGCAGAAAATAAACAATCATTTAAATACACTGCAATCATTGTTGAACCACGTAAACATAAAGCATTAGAATTTGTATTGAATAATATATGTGATTGTTTATCGGATGAATGGGGAATTATATTATTTCATGGTAAAAATAATACGGAATATGCTGTTGAGATAGTTGATAGATTGAATATTATATTCAAAAATAGAATTTTATTGGTGAATTTATATATTGATAATTTGAATTCACAAACATACAGTCATTTATTAGTTAATAAAAATACAATATATGACCATATTGATACAGATATATTTATAGTATTTCAAACAGATTCAATCATTTTAAAAGAAAATGCACACATGATAAATGAGTATTTGAATTACGATTATGTTGGATCGCCATGGTTAAGGTGTAATTATGAACCGACAAAAAACTGTGATTTTATTGGAAATGGTGGTTTTTCTTTAAGAAATAAAAAGAAGATGCTTGAAATTATAGAAAAAATACCATACAATAACGAAAACGAAGATTTGTATTTCAGCACAAACTATGATAATATTTTGATCAATAAACCTACATATGAAAAAGCATTGGAGTTTTGTCTGGGGGAAGCGTATAATTATGAAACTACGTTAGCCGTTCATCAATTTTGGCCTGGGGATTTTAGAACAAATGATAATCCTAATCATTTTTATCACAATTTAGTAAAAAAATACAATGATTGTAGAATCTTACTGACTTTACAAAGCGAATTTTAGAAACCATGCCAAAATACGTCGAATAAGTCGTTATTTTAACCCTTAATTTCATGATATTTACCTTCTTTACCACACATATGATCGTATGATCTTGATATAGAACAATCTATATATGGTTTACTCTTATTTTTTCCATTCACCAAAAAATAGCAACTATATTCTTCGCTTGGAAACAATGAACATTTACCAAATTCACTAAAAGTAAAAAGGAATCTTTTGTATAATATTTACACTCAATGCATATTTTTGGTTTAATTTTGTGTTTCAAAATTGGCGATACAGTATCGATAATTTTAACAAAATTCTTCATTTTATTATATTAGAGATAATTTTTTATATAATTACATACAAATTATATGAAAGACAAATTATTTATTGGTATTATTGGAGGAATTACGATAATTGCAAGTGGGATTCCAATATACAATTATTTTGCCGGATATTAGACATAAAGAAATGATGAGTAAAATCGATGGATGGATTGATTGAAAAAATTAGAAGAGAAAATAGGAAAATAATTTATTTATAATTATATATATAATGAAACAAACTTATAAAAACCGAAAATATAAAAAAAGAACAAATAAACGCAGAAAAAGTGTAAAAAATAATAAGAAAAATAGTAAAAAAATAAAGGGCGGAGATTCGGTTGATATAGTAGCATATGAATCGTTGATACACGGTCCTACAGACCCTAGTGACCCTACAAAGACACTTCCTTTATTTAATTATAAAATAATTTCAAAAAGAGATTTTCCAAAAACAATAGTAGATACAATAATATATCAACCTTGGAGAGACGTAGAGGAGTCAATAGCGGAAATAAATAAGAGTATGGAACTAAGCGAATCCGATTTTGAAGAGTATCCTCAACCTCAAGAAAAAACTACAATTGAAATATCTTATCCGCACCATAGACTTAGATTACCAATAATAACGCCACCTAGTTCTTCACGACCACCACTCAGTCCAACTCCTAGTATTAGTAGTATTAGTAGTAGTAGTAGTCCTCCATAAATTTATATACAATATAAATAAACATAAATATATATTATATAATGTATATAATATATGTATTTTGCATACATTGCTTTATTCATATCAATAATCATTCAAATATATAATTCAATGTCTCGTCGTGTTGTTGGTATTTTACCCAGACTTACTTTTTCCAAAATAGTTAATAAAATAGAAAATACAGCGAATCAAATAATTATTAATAACCATGAAAAAACACAATGTACCAATTGGAATGATAAACAAAAACTATTTTATTTGGAGAAAAATGAATTTATTAAAGATAAAAAAATGATATCGATTTCTCCTGCTGGTTTCAAAGGGTTTTATTTATTAGGCATTATTACATACATTAAAGAACATTACGATTTATCCGAATTCATTTTTTCAGGAGCATCCGCTGGAGCATGGATTTCAATATTATTATCATACAAAGGAGATACTACAAATTTGTTTTCAAGAATTGTGGGAGAAAATATGGTTTTTCCAAAAGATTTAACTATCCGCGAATTTGAACATAAAATAAAAACCAATATATTAACTAATTTTAATGAAAGTGATTTTGATTTAAGACGCGTATTTATTGGCGTAACTACAGTTAATAATCTTAAATTACAAACAAGTATTTATTCTAATTTTAATGATTTAGAAGATGCGTTAGATTGTTGTATTGCCAGTTCGCATATACCATTCATTACCGGAGGACCTATAAATAAATACCACGATATTATATCTTTTGATGGTGGATTTAGTAAATACCCATATTTGGATATAGTTAAATCTTCTTTGCATATTACACCAAGTATATGGAGACCGGATGTACCTACAAAATATATTAAAAAAATAAGCGATTATACTACTCTTTTATCCAAAAATAAATACAATTTTATGGAATTATTCGAAATGGGATACAATGATACAAAGAATAACTCAAATATATTAGATACTCTATTCTATAATTCCCCGAATTCCCCGAATTCCCTGAATTCCCCGAATACGGATTTTATTTATGAAAAATGAGAAAATTGAAAAAGATATATAGATAAATAATTTTATGTAATATAAGAAAAATAACATAAAATTATTCAGAATGGCTCTATATATTCATGAAGGGAACCAACGGATTTTATGGTACACAATTAAAACTGTGCCTATGTTTATTCGTAATATTGCAGACGAAGAGAAGACTCTATGGTTCAAAAAAATAATTGGCCATATGTATGAAAAAAATAAACATCGTAAATTAACAAATATTCAACTACAAGAATTAAACAAAGATACAATCAGTTATATGATTAGAGAACTACAAAAAATTAAACACAATCGACCACAAATCGAATCTTATAGTAATAGTAGTTTTACTACTACTAATTTACAATCCTCTGGGTTAAATTCATTTTCCAAACCAAATCCTTTTTTAGAACCATCTGCATCTCATCGAATGGAAAGCAAATCAGAATCATATTCTAAACAATTTTTAGAAAGACAGAAAGAATATGAAGATATGAATCGTAAAATAGAACCTCCGCGTCCAGTTTTCCAAGAACAAGTAGAAGATGCAGCCATTGAAAACATGGAAGAATTGGTTAAGAACCATTTAAAACAACGCGAATTAGATATAGAAAACATTAAGCAAGTTAATTATGATCTTCCTCAAAAAAAATCGATTACAATAATTGATGATAAGATATTTATCCCTACAAAACCGATCGATCTACCCATTGAAGAATTACCCGATAATTTGCAGCCAAAAAAAACAGTTAGATGGAATATGGAAAATTCGAATAATTCTCATTTTGGAACACAAGAAATAAATGAATTAAAAACGACTATAAATACTCTTACTGAAACAATTCATAATATGCAAAAAGAAATAAATGAATTAAGACGAAAAGTCAATGAACATAGTATTATAATATCTTCTGTTAAAAATGACATCATATCAAATGTAAGTTATGATCAAAACATAAAATACGATATAATTGCAGAACCAAAAAATGTTTCACAACAAAACAATATAGAAGTTATTAGTCAAAACATCTAAGTAAAATGACTATTCCAAAAATAATACACCAACTATGGATCGGCCCAAGACCAATGCCTTCAAAATTTATGGATACATGGCGCGATAAACACCCTGATTACGAATACATCAGATGGACTGAAGCTGAGATTGCTAGACGCGGAATTCAATTCGAATGCCAACGCGAAATAGATCGAATGTCAGAAATAAACGGTAAGGCTGATATTATACGTTGGGAAATATTATATCATTATGGTGGTATTTTTTTAGACGCAGATTCTATTTGTATAGAACCATTTGACGAATCTTTTTTATCAAAAACGGCATTTGCTGGATTTGAAAATGAAAATGTTCGTAAAGGATTAGTCGCTACAGGAACAATGGGATTTATACCAAACCATCCATTATGTAGAGCGGCAATTGATTGGATTCTTACAAATGATACTTGCCCTGAAACATGTGGACATCGTGCTTGGTATACTGTAGGACCTGGATTACTTACACGATTACTTGAAACTGGAAAATATTCGTCATTTATGGTATATCCAAGTTATTCTTTTTTACCTATACATTTCACCGGGGATAGATACAATGGACATAAAAAAGTATATGCATACCAAGAGTGGGGTTCTACAAAACAAAATTATGAAATTATGAATGGTATTGAATTGCCGAATGAATTTAAAGACCCTTCTGAATGGGTATCTGTATTGATTCCGAGTTATAATACTAAACATATGTATATTCATGAATGTTTAGAATCGATTAAAAACCAAGTCGGGCATTTTGGAATAGAAATAGTATGGATTAATGATGGATCGGATGATTTATCTACACGATTACTTGAGATTGAATTGGATAAATTCAAACAAACTACACGATGGACAAAGGTAGTATATGAAAAAATGCCGACTAACTGCGGGATAATTTTATCTTTGAATAAAGGTATTGAGTTATGTTCAAATGATATTATTTTAAGAATGGATTCGGATGATATTATGCATCCAGATAGAATTAGTAAACAATTGCAATTTATGAAATCACATCCGGAATGTGTATTATGTGGTTCAAATGTTCAAATGTTTTCCGAAAACCCACAAACAAATGTAAAACAGTTTCTTCAAATTACAAATCATCCTCAAACTATTACATTGGATGGATATAAAAGTGTAAAACCGCATTGGTTTATGAATCATCCATCTCTATGTTATAAAAAATCAGCAATTATGTCTGTTGGTAATTATAATACTGAAATGATTCTATGTGAAGATTTTGAATTAGAATTACGTGTATTAAAAAAATATGGTGTTTTGTACAATATTGGAGAACCTCTTGTGTATTATCGTATTCATCCAAACCAACTTACATACAACGGTAGTTCTAGTACAAGTGAATTAAATGATAAACGATTCGAAATAATTGAACGCATTATCAACTCATAAACGCTTACAAAAGATATTATATTATACCGATTGTAAAATATAATATAGGCATCTACATACACAATCATTCTTTTTTTGTAGTAGTAGTAGTAGTATTAACAATGTTAACTTGTGGATTAGCTCTCTTCGTAAGTATATATTCGCCACATGGACCACAATGGTCTTCATTTGATAAGTCGATTTTTTTATTCATCTTTTTTTTACAGTAATCAATATTCCATCTTCCCAATATTCTTGGTGGTTCATTTTTTATAAAGTGTTTTATCGTTTTTATGATGAATCTCATAGTTCCTTTACTATAATAACATAATACCTCTATTTATTTTTATGTTATTTTATTTTATGTATTATCATTCTATTTGCATCTTGTCTAAAACCGTTTCTTTGGATATGTTTTTTATAATCTTGGGATAGAATGATTCACGATTGTATCCAGCCATTGTATTTTTTGTCATAATTAAGCACTTTTCAGAGAACTCGGAATTAATATCTTGGTATTCAGGATTTGATTCTTTCCATTCATTTAATACGCCGATCCCTTTATAACTTACATTTTGTATAGCTTTATTTAATTTTTCTTCTGAATCTTCTTTCGACCACTTGTTATCATATTTAACATACAATGTTTCGCGCTTTGTATCGGTACAATGTATTGGTCGTTCATACACACTTAATTGTTTCATATTATCCAATATTATCTTTGAGATTCCATCTACAAAACCTAATTGTGCATTGTTCTCCAAATCCATATGAGATACTTCAATATTTTCTATAAATTCGGGCAAATTAATAGCGTCTTTGCATTTTTCGTTCAAAAAGAAATTGATATTGAATCTATGGTTATTAACATTTCCGTGTATTATATTACTGGTGTTGTTATTTGATACCGAACTTATATTATTTTTATTGGATTCAATGATCTTTGTATTTTGTTCTACCATAACTTTAATCAATTCTTGGGTTTGTCCTACAAAAAAATTGCGTAGTTCTTTGTTCTCCACTAACATTTTATTTATTACATCCAAATATACCAATGTATCTGGTTTCGCGGATTCTCCGTTATTTATAGGTTCGCTATTTACATTACTATGATCGATTTCTTTTATTATATGAGATTTACTTAAAAAATGTTTATTTAATATCGCCTTTTTGTTGAATGAAATATTACAAATTTCACAATCAAATGTGTTCGGTTTTTTAAGTTCTCCAATATTCAGTAAATGTTTATTTGTTCCAAAATGACGTTTCAAATCTTTTTTACTACTATATTTGATATTACAAACATTACAATACAATTCTTCACAATTCAATTTAGAATTTGTAATATGCCGTTTAGTTAATAAATGTCTATCATAATTATCTTTTCTTACAAATTCTACATTACATAGAGAACATTGATATTGATTACCTCTTTTTTGGGGGTCATTTTCGGCATAATTTACTCCAGTATTATTACCCAATTCGGTTATTTTTTTGGGGTATTTTTCGGAGGTACTTTTTTTATTTTCATCGATTGTACAATTATTTTCGCTGCATTTATCATAACATAATTTTTGTTCAGAAAATATCACCTCATTTTTTCTCCTAAATATTTCACCCATTTACAATAATGTCCGATTTTTTTTTGGCCAAAAATTGAGGGAACCCGTTTTTTGACCATTTTTCCAAAAAAAATATTATGGTAAGGGCCGATTGTAATTTGTATAGGATAACACCATATATGATAATACTTGTAAAATACCCGGGTTTTCGAAAAAATTGGAAAAAAGTCCTTGGAAAAGTATTTTCATAAAATAAAAAAAGGACATTTTTAAAATGTCCATTTTCAAAAAAATTCTATTAATAATAGAACCTATTTTTTTACCTATGGAGAACTTGATTATAAAAACACCCGGTTTTTGATGTTTTTTCAACTATTTATTATGCAATTCTCAGAAAGTTGGAAAGTACCTGTTTGTTTTTTTCTTCGTACTCCATGGTTTTCAAATTTGCATTGTATTGTTTTTTCATTATCATTTTATCATGCTCTTTTTGTTGCATTTCTATCATTTTTTCTGCCTGTGTTTTTTCCAATGGCCTAAGATTCTGATTGCCACGTTCTCTCATAAAGTGGTCTACTGAACTATACTGTGGAACTTTTTGGAAATCTTTTTCGCTTACTGCTAATACGGTTTGGTCTTTATGGACTTTCCTCAAATCATCGTATTTCAATTTACTGAATGGGTCGCATACTACATATGAATTATCATCTTCATCGTCATATATATTGGTTCCACTTCCACTATTTAATGATTGCACACCTTTATATTGTACCATACCCATACTACGTTGTTTAATAGTATCAAATACTTGTCCCATGTTTTGGGTAGATACCTTTTCATTTATGTCAAATATAGGGTCTTCTTTCTTAAACCATTCATTACGTTTAGGATCGGGTGCAGTTCTCATATTTTGTTCAAACATTTCATTAAATTTATTTTGAAATTCGGATTTTTTCATATTATTTATTACTTCATTCACCTGTTTGGACTTTTGCTGAGATGTATTCATCGGTGAATATTTAACCTCTTCTGTAGGAACTGCACGATTTTGACGTGTTTTTTCTTCATAAAAATGGACAATTACTTCAAATGCCCGTTTATAGAAAATGAAATAATCCGATGAAAGACGCGATTTATCTGGATGTAGCATTAATACTTTTTTCTTTGCACGTTTAACACCTTCCATATCAAGGTCGTATGTTAAATCAAAGAGTCCTAATAATTCTTCCAAAGAATACATATTTATATTTAAATTGTGTTGACTTTGTGTTTGATTACCCGACATTATATATATTATATGGTAAATCTATTTTCTATTTTATTTAACTCGAAAATAGAAAATACACAGTATATTTAATTTTAATATTTGAAAACGTCGAAATTATTCGTGTAATGTTTGGCACTTATTTGTGGAACATTCGCAGCACCCCCTCCGCGTACCCTACGTAATGCTTCTCTTGCAGTATTTGTATCTACAATGTCTTTGAAAGAGGTTGGTCGATTGTTTACATTTGCCATTACGGCTCCAGTTGCATTAACTCTTCTATTTTTAGCTACTTGAGAAGCATCGCGATTACCACCAATCCATTTCTTTTGATAAAATGTTTTTGGTCCGTCAATTATTACTTGGTTATTACTTAATCCTAAAGTTTCACGTTGCATAACAGTTTTACCTTGTTGTTTTATAGCGAAATTATTAGGAGGTATATATGCTTTTTGAAAAAGTCTTCGATTCATTTCAAATGTAGCATTATTATCACTAGTTAAATCTTTCATTGGCATTCCCATTTTAACATTTGAGATACCGTTATTAATTTCAGTTTTTGTATATGCTTGCATATTATATACTTGTAATATATATTACAAATATATATTTTATCGAATTGTTGAGTTTTATCTATAGTAAGTAAAATACTTTGCAAATATTATATGCAATCACTACTGCAGACATCTCTATCAATATATGAAATGGAAAATTAGGAAATAATTTCAACATGTTTTCGCAGTTCATATTTTCATTTAAAAATAATAGTAATACTAAAAAAACAAGTCCAAAAATGAGCGGAATTCGGTTCTTCATAGATTTTGGAAAAAAACGATAATAATAGATGAATAAACTGAAAAAAATTAAAAATTGGGTTGTCAAATAATACATGAAGGATAATTTATTGAATGCATATAAATCAAATAATATTACTGCACCTAAATAAATCACAAAGATATAACTAGGAAAATGATGCGAATAATTATATAATGTTATAAAATATGCAAAATTCACCAAATATGCTAAAAAATGTGTCATATTTGTTTGTATTGTACTATCTAAATGCACCGAATGAGAAAAAGTATGAAATAATTCAAATAATAATATTGAGAACAACAGGAAAAATGAATATTTGTTTTTTGTCTGTAGTAAAAAATAAATGACAATTGTACATATAATTATATTAAATATTACAGAATATGGTTGAGCTAGTCCTTTTTTATGAGGTCGTTCACATGTAGAAAATGGAAAAGTATAATCGGACATATATAATACATATATCTTCTTTATCAATCACAAAATATAAAAAATGAATATAATATAAAAACTATGTTTTATAATATATAAACGAAATGGCTACAGAAATTACCTTCACTGATAATATCGAATCATTTAAAATTGACATTTTACAAAATAATCCTGGATTAGTTATTTTAAAATTTTCAGCAGAATGGTGTGGGCCATGTAAGCAGATAGCAAGTCATGTTAAAGAATGTGTTGATACATTGCCAGACACGGTAAGTTTCTATGAAATAGATATTGATAAATACATTAAAGTATATGGTCATTTTTTAAACAAGAAAATGTTAAGAGGAATACCCGCAATGTTGTGTTGGGGAAAGCGCAATAAGACATTAATACCAGATGATTCTGTAAATAGTTCGTCTATTTCTGAAGTGAATCAGTTTTTTGAAAGATGCGTTGAATTATTAGACTAAACTTTTTCTATTTTACTTTTTTACTCTACGTTTTGTTTTCGATTTTTTATCTTTCTTGGTTTTTGATTTCTTGGATTTTGTTTTTCTCTTGTATTTTCCGCCCATAAACGGATTTTTATTTTGGTTTTCAATAGGTTTTTCGTTAGAAATATCGGATGAAAATGGCGATAACATACTATTATTTGATTGTGGTTTATAGTCATCTTCATCTGTGGGTTTATCGTAGTCCGGTTTATCGTATTCAGGTTTTTCGTAATAATCCGATTTGTCTAATGTATTGTTCTCTGGACTACTATCTATTTTTTCTTCACTCGAATCATCTTGAAACGTTATGTATGCTAATACTAAGGTAGTTAATCCAATTAAACCATATGTAATTATAGGAACCCCATTAATTGATGGTAATTGTACTTTTGTATCCATTTATATAATATAGATAATATATATTATATAATTATTTTATTACAAAGGTCGCGCATACCCAATTACAGCACATGCTATTCTTTTTCCGGAATTACCTGTAATTAAACTAGCTTCATTATTACCTGTTCCTAAATCATCAGGATCTTCGTGAATTATCAATCCTCGACCAATAATATTTGATTTTGTTCCTAGCAACTTTATTTGATTATCTGTAAAATTATAACATGCATCACCGTTTCCATTTGCATATATATTACCTAAATCGCCCAAATGGCGGTTTTTTGAATCGATTCCGCCATGTGTTTTGTTAAATGGATTGAAATGTGCGCACATAGATTCACACTCTTCCGACATATCACCGTATGTATGTATATGAAACCCATGGATTCCATTTTTTTTCAATCCAGTTATATCCAAATCGATGATTATACTCCCATTTTCTTTGTTTTCGGTAAATACAACAGTACCTTTCACCTTTTTTCCCTGAAAAACAGCAATCGCGCGCATTATAATATAGTATATAAATTTTTATCTTATATTATATTTTATATTTTTTTTACCAATCTCCATATAGATTCAACCCTCCAGCAGATATATTCGGAGCTATACTATCTTGTTCTAATTCTTTATATTCGTCTAAATGTGCTATTTTTTCATATTGAGAAATAGTACTTGATTCTAATATTTTCAATAAATTTTGTTTTTTCTGTAATATCATAAGTGCAAATATGATATCCATTTCTGATTTTGGTACATAAGATTTTTCTATTTTATTTTTTCCAAAAACACGTCCTCCATAAATTAAAAATAATGGATCCATAATCGATTGATTTTTTATTTCATCTATATTTGGGGGACGTTCATCTATTCCATAATTATAATTTCTGGATGCAGGTAAATTTCGTTGATATATTTCTAATCTATCTTTTGGCATGGATGATGGTGTGATGTCTTTCGAAAAATCATATGCATTTATCATCATGCACGTCAAAAAAATTGAACCAATCATTTATTATATTGTTATGACATTATAATTTTATGTTATTTAATACTGATAATATAACTTCAATATAGACAAATGAAAACTGCTAATATAAAACACATAGACAAACGCATAATCGATTTCAGAAATGAAACACAGACAATCCCAGAAGAGTTTATAGAAAACGTACTAATACGTAAAATGATATTTGCATGTGGAGATGGTTATCAACAACCTAGATTTGGCATACCAAATGAAATACAAGAAATTTTGGATTTGGATGCTTATACAAATGCAAAACAATATGTTAATTTCGATGAATTAAAAGAAGATGATTACGATCGAAAATACTTTAGAAATTATAATATATTCTGTTGTTCTTATAATTATAATGAAAAGGGATTACATAAAAATATAGACTATCTAAGAAACCATCCAGAATTGAATATTTTGTTGTGTTTATTCGATATTACAAATGAGTCCGAAATAGAAAAATTTTCAAAATTATTTCAAAATAGTATAAGAATGATCGATACCGATGATATACGATATTATATATCTTCAAATATAGCATATAATATTTTGGTTGAAAAAGGCGTATGTTATTCATGTTCATCTTATGCGAATAAACAAGATTATAATAATGTGAATTTCACTATAATTTCAGAACGTAAATATCTCAAAGTATCTAAAAAGATATAACAAACAATGTATAATATTTTACATAGATTTACATAATAGTTTTTTTATAATTTTTCTAATTTTTCTAATTTTGTATAAATGCAATTGTATTATATGAAAAATATAATATAATTTATTCTATTCTATTCTATTCTATTCTATTGCTTTGTAAAAAATACATTCTTTCTTGTTGTTTTTCAACCCATCTTTCTTTTTCTTCTGGTTTAACAGTAGTATGTTGATGTCGTTCAAACGCTTCAGGTGAATCGTAAAACAGAGTAGTAGATACGAAATTATCTTTAAAAATCGACATTCTTACCTTGAAAAATAAATCCTCATCATATGATCCTACTTTTTGATTATGTCTTGAACCAGTAATAGCGTCGCGAATTTTAACCCCAGGAGTAGTATCTGTAGAATAAACCTCGACTCTAACGCGTTCAGATGTTTCGGTATTATCAGTATATGTATAAAAACATCTATATCCAGGGTCCATTTTTTTAATGTCTTCTAACATTTTTCTTCTGCGAGCACGTTCGCTTTTATTAATGTATGACCTACTAATAATGGTTTCATCTTCGTCGGATAATAAATCGCGGTCGATTGCACCGTCATCTGCAACTGGATGATAAATATCGTCATAGTACATTTTAAAGGAATAGAAGCTGGGAACTGTTTGTGTTTAACTGTTTAAAGCTTTAACTAGCAATTGAAAAGCTATCTTTAACTTATATACTATATATTGCAGTGTCTTTTTATGTTGTTTCACAAAATATATTTTGATAAAGATATTTAGTCGTTAAGTAAAGCGTATGTTATCTCTGTAAAAATATACAAATCTATTATAATATATATAATAATGCATATTCTAGATATAATACCTGAAAAAAATACGAATACGAATACGAATACGAATACGAATACGAATACGAATACGAATACGAATACGAATACTGATAATCAGACTTTACCATCGGTATATAGTGCAATTATATCACAGAAATCAAAAAAAGACTTTCTTAATACATATTCAATAAAATTATCAAAGCAAAGTACGTTTCAATATATTTTGTCTATGTTAAATTATGTAATATTAACTATATTTTTTCCATATAGTTCTTTGTTAAATAATGTAGCATTATCCAAAACATATTGGATAGCATTAATTATTGTCGCTGCGTATATATTATATTATATAGTACTAATGTTCCCAATAAAAAATAAACTATATGTATCGAGTGCGATAAAAGCATGGATTATTATGTTTGCAGCATTAATTTACTTTGTAGTTATAAGAAAATAGAATTATACATCTAACTTATAATTTTGTAAGAAAATATGAAGTGCTTCATTATCAACTTCGCTTTTCATATTTAATTCAATTTCATCTGCATGTGGTTTTCTTCCAGCATGCTCTACAAATTTATCAACGTATTTATCCAACATATCCATATTAAGTTGCATTCTATTAGCATGTTCTACTGCATCTTTTTCTAATAGACTTAAACGCTCTTTTTGTTTCTTTTCTTCTTGTTCTCGTTCTCTATGTAATCGTTCTAATTCGGTTAATCTGTGGTGTTCTGTTTCTACCCGTATACGAATTCTCTCGGCAATTTCATGCTCATCAAACGATGGCATTTGTTGAATTACGTCTTCCTTGTTTTTATCTGGATCTTCTAAATACCAATGATGGCGACTGTCTTCTGCGCTTACAATAATATTACATATATCAGGTTTGCGTAATTTTTCGAAACGTTCTCGTTCTTTAGTTCCAACTCTACCTTGAAACGTAGAAGTAAATTCAGAAATTGCATTCGGTGTAATCGCTGGACTTGTCTCCATCAAACGATCATATTCCATACGACATATTTTTAAAAATGAACCCGCCTCTGTTCTCTCTGCTGGATCTTTTGATAATTCAATACGAATATTACGCGCAAATTTATCCCAAGAAATAGCCGAAACGCGATGGGCTTCATTTAATTCTGATATTTTTAGATATTGTTGAATTGTAGTAAGAATACCAATAGCGATATTTATACTACCAATTACAGCAGGAGCAAATGCTTGTAAATTAGTAGGTAAACTGGCTTGGGCAAACGATGCTGTACCACTGATTGTCGATAAAGTGATAGCTGGTATAGTAAACCATGCATGAGCTACAGACAATTTACTATGACATTTTGAATGCAACCATTTATAACATTGAGCTGTATCACACCATTCGACTAAAATGGTTTCGTTTTCATTCGACCATTTGATAACTTTTCCAGGTGGTCGTTCAGGCGCACTTGCAGTTGTAGTTTTGTTTTCATTCACTTCTGAACCATTTTCACTTGTTTTTGGTTTATTTTCCATATTTCAGATATTTACAATATATATAATATAAATAGAATAGATACTTGGTTAAATAAATTATTTTTCTAAAAATAACGCGTGTGTAATATGATTTGTATATAACTCGATTGATTGTTATTAATCAATTCTCTTAGCATTGATCGATATATTATCTTCAGTTGATGAGTTAATTATATCAATATCTGACTTAGAGAGCTCTTCTGAAACCTCAATCGCTATGTTATTTACTGCACTTGAAAGTTCATCTATGTTAGATGGATTAACAAAATCATCCAATATAATGCTTTTATTATTATTATTATTATTATCATATGCACGTTCAGGCACACCTTCAGATGCATCCTCTTTTGCATTATTTGTTTGTGTATCAACGTTAGAACTTGATTTATTCTTACTTTGCAATTCAATTACTTCTTCTAAGTTTTGAATAATTGTCTCACTACCGCTCATTAATTTTGCAGATTCTTCCAATAAATGTTCAATTTCAATATCAGTTGTTTCTAATAAATCGACATTCTCTAAATCAAATACGTCTGTATTGTTATTACCATACATACGTGTTATACTGCGATGATTTATGAGAACTTCGTCTTCGATATCACGTATAAATCCGTCCATTTTTATTAATAATTTGGTTAAATACGTTTTTTGTGAATTATGATAAAACGCCATGTAGTTTGAATATAATCCAATCTGTTCTTTGATTAGTACGTTCTCATATGAGAGTGTATTTATAAAACTGGTTATGGAGAACCCAGCGTGAATTCTATCGTTATGTTTGTGTATATTTTTCTGATTGGATACATACAACATATAAACCTCATTTATTAAAGATAATATATCAGCGTGGATTTTGATTACATCTTCTATTTTGTATTCTAAAAATGGTTCTAAATCTTTGTATATAGGAAATTGTTCTGATTCGCGCACTAATCCTGGAACTTGGATATTGTTCTCCTTACATTGCATTAAAATAATATTGAATAACTTATAATAATCACCATATATACGATTATGAATTAATGCGCACATACGATGAAACTGTTCCATTTCTACATGGAGAACTTTATATTGGAAATAAAAAGAATCTAAACAAAATAGAAATATTTTCTTTGAGTTTTGTTTAACAAGTTCATTGTATTGTTCTTTTAATTGTTTTAATTTTTCATCTAGAGCGGTTTTCTTATTCATGATTTCAGTACTTAAATGAATAATTTCATTGAATTCACCTTCCAATCTAGATATATTGTGCATATTGTATAAAAACATAGGAATTTTATTATATTATTTATTCATATTTTATTATGTACAAAAAATTGAAATAGTGTAATGAATGAAATGAAATAATCAATCCGGATAACAATAAGAAAGATTGATATGTAAATATTATCTATTATCTATTATATAATATAATAGATACGTATGAATTTTTTTAATATAGAAAACGAATTAACACCATATTGTTTAAAACAATTTGATGATAATAAATTTATAATATGGGATGTAGAATGTTTAGAACAACTTTATAATTTTCTTGGAAACCGTTTGAATGAATTGGAGAAATCAAGAAAAATAAAAGTAGATAATGTTGAATTAGAACTTGAATATAAGAAAATGGATACGCTACTTCATGAACTTCATAAAAAATTAGAAAACGTTTACCAATACCAAGAAGAAGTAGAAGATAGTGGAAGTTCTTTTGGTTTTGAAAGACATAGTGACAATGATGAAAAACCTATTGTTTTGGAAAATTTAAGAAAAGAAGATATTAGGTATACACCACCAAGATTAGAATTTCTCTCAAACTCAGTTTTTGAAAAATATAAAAATAGTTACGATAATAATGACGATTATACTAAAGCATTAATTAATCAAGCAGACCTATTAAAAAATGATATTTCAAGATATGGTGGTAAAAATTATAGCAAAAAGAAAATTAGTAAAAAATACAAAAATAAAAAAGTAAGAAAAACAAAGAAAACAAAGAAAACAAAGAAAACAAAGAAATAAACCAAAAAAGGTGTAAAAATTAATAAAATAAAATATGAAACAAACATGACTGACTACAAATATGAATAAATAATACAAACTGAATCGTAGGACGTGTTTTTTTCACATTTATACAAAGCTCTACGAACCAATAATCCGCGTTCTTGTAAATATTTTTCAGCATATTTAATTGCTTTCATTATAGTAGGTTTGATCATACGAACAATTCCTTTGGGAACAGATGGTTCATTCAGTACTCTATACCCAGAATTTATGTATGTTCTCATAAAAACAACGTTGTATTCTTCTTTTCCATATGTGTGAAATAATTCTTTAGTTGCGTAAACGAGTTTATACATTTCTTTTACATTATTTGCTTTTTCAGTAATATTTGATGTAGATTTAGATGTAGATTTATTGCCCAAGAATACCATTTGGTTTTTAGCTTCTGTATATTTACGTTCGCCGATTTCGTAAATTCTATTGCTGCGACGAAGAGACATTATTAATTTAAATATTTGAATAGTACATTAATATATGTATAGTTGTATATTTTCAGTAAAATAAATCAATTTTATAAAAATTTTGAGATATTTCTTCAAGGGAGGGTGTAAATGAAAATGTCTATAAATGATTATCTAATTCATCAATACTTATACCCATATCTAAATATTTTTGAATTCTTGAAGGATGCATTGTTTTTTGTATGAGTTGTTCCTTGTAAATATTACAACGCGTTTTTATTGTTTCATAATCATAATCAAGCATACTTGGCACGCGTACTAACATACCCAAATCAATTTTATATGGATTTTTTTCTAATAAATGGGTAGCATTTGGGTTTCGGGTTAATCGCCACCAACAACTAGAATGTAATTTATCCAGATTTTGTTCTATTAAATGAATAGCATTTGGATTATCTACTAAAGCACCCCAACAAATTTTATCTGGATTTTGTTTTAATAATTGGATAGCATCTGGATTTGGATTATATGATAAATGTTCCCAATTAATTTTGTCTGGATTTTTTTTCAATAAATCAATAGCATCTGGATTTGGATTTTCTGATAATAACACCCAATCAATCTTATCTGGATTTTCTTCTAATAATTGGATAGCATCTGGATTTGGATTTTTTGATAAACTATGCCAATCAATATTATCTAGATTATTTTTCAACAAATCAATAGCACTTGGATTTTGCGATAAACCACGCCAAGAAATTTTATCTGGATTTTTTTTCAATAATTTTTTCAATAAATCAATAGCGGTTGGGTTCAATGTTAACCAATACCAAAAAATTTTATCAGGATTTTTTTCTAATAAATGTATAGCATTTGGATTTGGATTTAATGATAAATTGTTCCAAATATTATCATCTTTACTATTTTCAATATCAATCCATCGGTTTATTTTATACATTTTCAATAAAAGTTTTCTTGTATTTTACTCATTACATATTGTTCATAAAAAAATCAATTTTATATATATATATATATAATATGGCAAATTTTGCGAATAATGAAGAAAAATATTACGAAACTTTACCTCCAAATCGAATACAATCATCCGATGAATTAACTAGAAATACTGCTGGTGGAAAAAAATCTAAAAAACAAAGAAAAGTAAAAAAACAAAGAAAAGTAAAAAAACAAAGAAAAACTAAAAAACGAATATATGGAGGTAATATTTTAGGTAATATTTTAGGTAATATAATTGGAGAAGATAAAAATATTAAAGAATATTATTATGAAACAAAGGTTAAAGTTAAAGATAAAGAATATAAAATAAACTATTTTACACCAAATAATTTTTTATTTGTAAAAAACACCGACCAAATAATAACCCCGAAATTTTTTCTTTATCTGGATAAAAATGCAAATACCCCTGCTGATATCACAATGAAAATTGATAAATATGTTGTTAATAGCATTGTGAAAATAAAAAAAAATAATAATTGGTTATGGTATGTAATAACGCGCACTTTGGAAAATATAAAGAATTTGAATATTAAGCCTGTTTATTATAAAATTAATTCAGGAATATTGTCCAACGATAATGAAAAATTATATATTACAGAAAACAACTACCAAAATATAAACAACACAGTCATATTGGATAGATCAACATATAACCCAGTAAAAGATACCGATGATGCATTTGCGATATTAGCTAACTTTGACATTCAGCAAAATGTCAAAGCTGCCGCTAAAGAAGAAGCCGGGCTCGCAGCCGGGTTCGGTCTTTTCGCGATCGCCGATGAATTATAATAATACAAAAAATGTGCGTAATCCAAATTAAAGTATTTTTCTACAATACTATATAAAAATTTATTTCGAAAAGTTATAAATGACAGAAGTTATAATTCCTGAAAATTTCAAATCTATTATAGTAGATTTTACCAATGACTTATCAATTACTTTTCCAGAATATTCTTATTTATGGGATAGATGGAAAACTTGTGATGAAAACGTATATAAGGAATTATTCGAACATTGTTTAACAAGTTTTCCGGAGCGTTTTTTTGATATATTATACCAAAATGTAGAAATATTCGAACCAACTAATGAAACAAACGCTGTTTTCTTACCAAATATTGATTTTAAGTTATTATATAACTGTCAAGGAGTAAGTGAAAATACAAAAAAGACCATTTGGAAATATTTACAGTTGTTATTATTTACTGTCATTGGTTCAGTGAAAGATAAATCGATTTTTGGGGATACTGCAAATATGTTTGATGGTATTGACGAAAATGATTTACAAGAAAAATTAAAAGATACAATGGAAGGGATAACTAATTTCTTTGAAAATATGGGTGTTAATTTAGATGCAGAAAATAAAGAAGCTACAGATGGCGATTCCGAAGAACAAAAACATGAGTTTAAGTTTGATGCAAAAGACGGAATGCCAAATATTGAAGAACTACATGAACATTTAAGAGGATTGTTTGATGGTAAAATTGGAACATTAGCAAAGGAGTTAGCAGAAGAAATATCAGGAGAATTTTCGAATATATTGGGCGAAGATTTTGCAACAAATGGTGAAAATACAGAACATACCACACAAGATGTATTAAAGAAAATGATGAAAAATCCAAAAAAAATGATGGATTTAGTGAAAACCGTTGGCGATAAATTAAAAAATAAAATGGACAGTGGTGAAATATCAAAAGACGAGATTATGAAGGAAGCTACTGATATTTTAGCAAAAATGAAGCAAATGGGTGGAGGAAGTGAATTAAATGAAATGTTGAAAAAATTTGCAGGTGGTATGGGCGGTATGGGTAAAAACATGCGCATTAATACGTCTGCATTAAATCAAATGACTAAAAAAGAAGAAATGAGACAACGTATGCGAAGTAAAATAGAGGCAAAACGACAACAAATGCAAATGACTACAAACGCTACAAATGTTGTTATTGATCAGGGTTCTGCTCCAAATAATTATGTATTTAGAATGCCAGGTGAAGAGCAACAGCAGAGAAGTAGTGTTCCATTAACAGATGAAGAATTGGTAGCTGCATTTTCATCATCTGATAATAAACAACCATCAAATCAAGAAAAAACGAGCAAGAAAAAGAAAAATGGGAAAAAAGGAAAAAAATAGACTAGACCGAAATAAAAAATAAACCTATATTATAAATTATAGCGATGAATTTGTTAAAATTTATAAATATTCCTGTATTCATTATTAGTTTTGCAATTGGTATTTTTGCAGTTTATATTACTACACAAGATGCTACTCGTAAAATCTATGTATATCCTACACACGAAAATGCACATATTCTTCAGTATAAAGACATAACCAATACTTGTTTTTCAATTGTCGAAGAAGAGGTATCTTGCCCAGAAAATCCAAAAAAAATATCGAAAATTCCAGTACAAGTATAGTTATAATAATATATTATATTATATTAACATATCATATAGTATAAAATGATTAATGTTAAGAGATTAGTTAATACCCCTCTTGGTCGTTTTTTTATTTCTGTAATATTAGGTTTAGGATTAGCTACATTTTTTAGAAAAGTATGCAACGACAAAGATTGTATTGTCTTTAATGGGCCAGTTATTAGCGAATTCGATGAAAAAATATATAAATATGGCGAAAAATGCTACAAATATTCTACGGTTCCAGATAAATGCGATAAAACAAAGAAAATAATTAATGTATCAGCGAATGACAAAGAAAAACCCCCTAGTATGCCATCCATTTTAGGAGGAAAGTAGTTAAATTGTATATTCGTTGTATATTCGTTGTATATTTATTTTTAACATGGATTCGTATAGTATATATATATATATATATTTAATGGAAGGTACTACACGAATCGTTGATTTGCCAGAAAATATTACAGTTCAAATGGTGCCGGGGAACGCACAATTTCAAGGTGGAAACAATGGGGGTGGATATAATAACTCATTTGATAAACCACCAACCACGAATTATGCACCAATGAACGTACATCCAAACCCATATGGTAATTCAATACAACCAAATATTATGCCATTACCACAGGATACACAAAATTATGGACAAAGGCCCCCACAACAAAACCCACAACAAAACCCACAACAAAACCCACAACAAAAATTTTTACCACCAGAACAACAAGCTATGTTGCAAAATATGCCACAAGTGCGTTTACCTTCTCGTGATATTCCTATGGACCAAACAAATTATCAAAATGATGAAGAAATACAGCCAAATTATATCCCAAAACCTAAACTGACAAAGGATTATGTTAAGCAATATGAAGATGAAACTGACGAAAATATCCGTAAATACGAAAAAGAAAAGAAAAAAGCCAACGCAATAGACCAATTGCTGTATGACTTACAAATACCGTTATTGGTATCTGTTTTATTTTTCTTTTTTCAAATGCCAATGATTAATACTATGTTTTATAAGAATTTTTCATTTTTATCAGTATACAATGCAGATGGCAATATTAATTTTTATGGCATTTTATTGAAAAGCGTGTTATTTGGTTCTATATTTTATTCTTTACAAAAAACTGTTAACTTTTTAACCGATTTTTAGAATTGTTTGCTTCATATAATATGATAAAACTTATATTATATGATATGTTTATTTTTGTTTTACAATTTAACGCTTTTTCTGCGCTTTTTATTTTTATTGGTTTTCTTGGTTTTCTTGGTTTTCTTGGATTTCATTGTTTTCTTAGATTTCTTTCCACCATACGCATTCTTTCTAGCCAGGAGTAATGCCATATCTACTACATTCTCATTTATCGGATTAGTACTATTTACATATGGTTTATATTTATATACTTCTGTGCTTAATTTCAGATTACTTCTAATACCATCTACATATTGTTTAAATTTTATCAACCTACTTTCATTAACATTCCGACTACTTTCATTAACATTCCGAATTTGTTTTAATGTATTTAATTTTATGTGATATTTTTTTATTATATTTTTATATTTTTCCTCGTTTAGAATTTTATCATAATAAAAATTACGTCTATTTTCATTCTCACGCGGAAGTTCTTTAATTAACTTCTGTACAAGAATATCATTAATTATTATTTCGGAATTAGCATTCAATGTGTTTAATGCGTCAGTTGGAGTATAATCATCATTTATTAACAAATCAATTTGATCAATTGAAATTTTAATCTTACGCACACTATCAGGTAAATTGGGTAAAACATTCAAATCATTATACTGACAATCGAGTTCTATAAGATGAGTTAATGTGGATAAATTTTGTAATTCAGATAACTTATTGTTTGCGAAACTCAGTTCATTAAGATCTAATAAATTTGATAAATCAGGCAATGTGTTTAATTTATTATTACTACAATATAATTGTTTAAGACTATTGGGTAATTGTGGTAATGTATTTAAATTATTAGTATAACAATCTAATATTTCAAGATTAGTTAATGATGATAAATCTGGTAATCTATCTAAATTATTCACAGCACACGAAAATAGTTTAAGATTTGTTAATTCAGATAAGCTATTGGGTAATGTGTTTAATTTATTTCTATCACATCGAACTCCTCGAAGCATACTTAATCTAGATAAGTCTGGTAATTCAATTAAATGGTTTCTACTACAAAATAAAAATACAATAGATTCTATATTTGATATACTATTGTGCAGTCTCTCTAATTTACCGCTACCGAATTCTAATAATTTAAGGTTAGCCAATATGGATAAATCTGGACATTCTATTAACATTGGACAATAGCATTTAAATTCTATTACTGCTGCTGCAATATTTGCATTAAAATTTAATGTTATACTCGTACAGTCTGGATCATCTATATGTAAAATAATATCAATAATATTATCATCTTGTGAATCTTGTGAATATTGTAAATATCTATAAACATTATCGTCCGTTATTTCTAAATCTGTCATTATATACAATAAATATAGATAATAATTACAGGTATGTAGCTATTTATTTTTCCTTGATTTCTTGGATTTCTTGGATTTCTTGGATTTCTTGGATTTCTTGGATTTCTTTCCACCATAATACGGATTATCTGCAACCAGTTTTAATACATTCTGTACATTCTCATTAGGATTAGAATTATGTAGTTCTGTGTTTATTCTCAGATTAGTTCCAATACCATCTACATATTGTTTAAATTTTATCAAACTACTTTCATCTATATTTAGATTTGGTTTTAATTTTTTTAATTTTTTTAATTTTATGTGATATTTTTTTATTATATTTTTATATTTTTCCTCGTTTAGAATTTTATCATAATTAAAATTAGATATATTTTGACTATCAGTCGGAACTTCTTTAACTAACTTTTCATAATCAATAAGTGTTATTTCTGAATTGGCATTCAATGTGTTTAATGCGTCAGTTGGAGTATAATCATCATTTATTAACAAATCAATTTGATCGATTGAAATTTTAATATTAAGCAGACTATTAGGTAAATTGGGTAATGCAGTTAAAATATTATTATCACACTCGAGACTACGAAGTTCTTTGTACTTAGATAAATCGGGTAATGCAGTTAAATTAGTTCTAGAACACTCGAGTGTTTCAAGATACTTAGGTAAATCGGGTAATGTAGTTAAATTAGTTCCAGAACAGTCGAGTATTTCAAGTCTATAGCACTTAGATAAATCGGGTAATGTAGTTAAATTATTATTACCACTACAGCTGAGATTTTTAAGTCTAGTGCACTTAGATAAATCGGGTAATGTAGTTAAATTATTATTATCACAGTAGAGATGTTCAAGGCGTTTGTAGTTAGATAAATCGGGTAGTTCAGTTAAATTATTATTAAAACAATATATCTCAAAAAGTCCAGTGCACTTAGATAAATCAGGTAAAACATTTAACCTATTATTAATCCACCATATAGTAGCAAGTCTAGTGCACTTAGATAAATCGGGTAATGTAGTTAAATTATTATTACCATCACAGTGGAGTTTCACCAAATTAGGAGATAAATCGGGTAGTTTAGTTAAATTATTATTACCATCACAGGTGATTTGGTGAAGTTCACTGCATTGAGATAAATCGGGTAGTTCAGTTAAATTACTATTAACAATAGCGAGAAACTCAAATTCACTGCATTGAGATAAATCGGGTAGTTTAGTTAAATTATTATTATCAATACAGATGAGACTACGAAGTTGTTTGCAGTTAGATAAATCGGGTAGTTCAGTTAAATTATTATTGCGTTTAACAGTCAATTCATTTAAATTTGGAAAAATATCTAAATTAAATGGTAATCTAACCAGTTCAGTATCTTTAAAGACAACACTTTTTATTTTGCTCAGATCCGTATTTTTAAGGAATTCTTGTAAATCTTCCATATTTATTTCCTTAAATAATAGTAATTCTGAACCCTTAAACCTCATTATATATAATATAATATAATATTATATTCTTCTTAGATTTCCTTGATTTCTTTCAAGCTAAAAATGAGTGATTACATATAACTTATTCATTCACA